GCGGGAAATGCGGGAGTGGCTCGGAGCCATTGGGGATTGCGGATTGGCCCTCACCCGCGGGGTGCCGATTCTGTCAAGTTTCTACGGAGCTTACCGTAGGAATGGAACCACGAGGACAAAGTTTGGAGAACAGCTGTTGATGCACTCAGGTGCACGCGTGCTGGGGTTAGGGATAGATCGCGTGGAGGAAACGATCAGTCCTGAGGCTCGATATGGAGTATGGAAGGCTTGGGGTATCCTCCCTGACCACCAGGTGGCGTTGGAGCAAATGTATGCTGGTATGCATGTAGACTACTCTGATGACCGCGTCTCTGACTACACAGAGATGCCTAACCCTCTGCTCCTTTGAGTTTAATCTCTACCAAATATGAACTCGAAAAATAAGAACAAGAACAAGACGAAACAACCCGGCTCAAACCAGATGAGCTCCGGGTCCGCGCCCACCAAACGTGGGCGCGCCAAGAAGCGAGCTGCATCCCCGATGTTTTCAGGGGTACCCGCTCTGCCCTCCATCTTTCGGGGGGTTGGAGACGTGAATGCAGTGCGATTGAAGACAAGCTATTCCCTAGTGAATCGTACCACAGGGCTCGCCAACTATTTGCTGGCTGTTGCCCCAATCTCCATCACGACTCCCGGGTACATCGGGTTGGCCAACATATTCCCCATTTTAACGGGAATGGCCGCTCAGTATTCGCGATTTATGGTGGGGCGTGTTGCGCTTCAATTGGTCCCAGTTACCGCGGCAACGGCGGGGGGTTATGTGGCACTCAACTATGAACCGAGTGACTCTACCCTTGCCTCGCCGCCAACGCTGTTGAGTGATGTCGCGTCCGCGGTGCATTCTGACATTGCGCAAGTCACTGAAATTGCTGCCATCTCTTTTGATGCCAGTGATTACTATAATGACTGGCGCCAAGTGTCGGATGTATCCGGAGCCGCGCAATCGCTATCCCAGGCAGGAGTAATCCAGCTCTGGGGGGCCAATACGGGAGTTGCTGGCGACATCGCTGCCATCTTTCAAATTGAGATCGATGTGCACTTCTGCGGGTTCCGTCGCGGTTAAGTTCCAATGTTGTACAAATGCACGGAACGTGGTTAGAATGGGTTGAGGAACTCGAAAAGGAAAATAAATAATTAGGTTAATGTTCGTTACTTGCATAATCTAGTCAAGAGGTAGCAATGATGTGACGGTGGTGGCCAAGGGGATCTTGGTGGCAGTACCGGTACGCCGAAACGTTGGGGTGGTGCCCGACGCACAGTCACATCGCTGATCCCACCTCGATGACAACTCCTCAGCACACTATGACACCTCACGGTTGTGAGTCAGATGGGAACCTGTTAAAACAAAAC